CCTACTCCCATACAAGAAAACAGAACTATGAGTTTTACAACTCAAGATGTTGATATGGTAGCATATAGACAAAATCTAGCTGCTTCTATGGGTTTAACCCCCCCACAACAACCAACACATTCTAAACCTCAATCTTCATCAACAGGTAATCCATATTTAGATATTATAGCTGAAACAGCTTCTACTATGACAGCCCAAGATTTAGCTGCAATGAGACAATATAACGAATAATCATGCCTATACCTCAAATAGTAAGGATAGATCCTAGGGATTTAGATAAAAATAAAGCTATAGGGGTATCTATTCCTTTTAATGGGGGAGGAGTTTTTAAAAGTACATTTTCAACTAAAGATCAAATTAAATCTAATTTAATTAATCTTTTATTAACATATAAAGGAGAAAGAGTACTAAATCCTCAATTTGGTGCTGATTTACCTAGATTATTATTTGAACCTATAAATAATGACACATTAATAAAAATTGAAAATCAAATAGTAACTAGTGTATCTACTTACATCCCTGAAATTACTATAACTAATATAGAAATAACACCAGATACTGATAAAAATACAATATATGTTAATGTTATTTACCAATTAAAACTTTCAGGAACAACAGATAATATTATAATTGATTTTTCAACATTACAATGATAAACGAAGATAAAAGTATTAAATATGTAAATAAATCATTTAGTGATTTTAAAGCATCTCTTCAAGAATTTGCTAAAACATATTTTCCAGATACGTATAATGATTTTTCAGACGCGTCACCAGGAAATTTGTTTATTGAAATGGCATCATATGTTGGTGATGTTTCTTCGTTTTATATTGATTCCCAAATTCAAGAGAATTTTTTAAATTTAGCTAAAGAAAAAGAAAGTTTATATAATTTAGCTTATTCATTTGGATATAGACCTAAATCATCATATGCATCAACTACAGATATTGATATATATCAATTAATTCCATCTGTTGGTGGTTCTCCTGATTTATCATATTCACTTCTAATTCCAGCTAATACTACAGTAACTAGTAATACAGATTTTTCTAAATTTATTACTACAGAAGATATAGATTTTTCGTATACTTCATCTGCTGAAATAACATATTATAATGCTGATTATTTTTTAATGAAAAAATCAGTACCTGTAATATCAGCCGAAATAAAAGAATATACAGCTGCATTTAATACTCCAACAAAATTTAATTCTGTAACAATAAATGATAATAATATAATTCAAATATTAGCTGTTACCGGTAGTGATGGTGATAAATGGTATGAAGTTCCATACTTAGCTCAAAATATTATATTCTCATCATCTTTGAATCCTACATCAGGAAGTGATGGAATTAATTACTTAATGAATCTTCAACAAGTTCCTAAACGATTTGTTACCCGAATTAAAAATTCAGGTTCAATTGAGTTACAATTTGGAGCTGGAGTCTCTAATAAAGTTGATACAAATATAATCCCAACTCCAAATAATATTAATTTAGGATTAATACCTAGTATAGCTGATACTGCTGATGATTATAATAAAGCTTCTATTTTTTATACTAAAAGTTATGGTATAGCACCTTCTACTAATTTAAATGTAAAATATCTAGTTGGTGGAGGTATAGAAGCTAATATTTCTGCAAATTCATTAACTACTTTAGATACAACATTATCTTCTGGTTGGTTTAAATATAGTCCATCTGATGCGGGAATAAAAACATTGATAATTAGTAATCTATTAGTTAACAACCCATCTCCTGCAACTGGAGGTAGAGGAGGAGATACAGTAGAAGAAATTCGTTTAAATACTTTAAGTGCATATACAGCACAAAACAGAGCAGTAACTAAAGAAGACTACATAATTAGAACTTTAAGTTTACCTCCTCAATATGGTAATATAGCAAAAGCTTACATCACACAGGAAATATTTAATTCAACAGGTAATTTATTAAATAACAATCCATTAAGTTTAGACTTATATGTTTTGGGATATAATTCATCTAAAAAGTTAATCAGTGCTAATAATACATTAAAAAATAATTTAAAGACATATCTCAATCAATATAGAATGATTACTGATGCTATAAACATCAAAAATGCATTTTATATTAATATAGGAGTTGATTTTGAAATTAATGCTGATCCAAGTTATAATAATAAAGAATTATTATCTAATTGCATATCTCAAATTAAAGATTATTTTAATATAGACTCATGGCAAATAAATCAACCTTTGATTATATCCGAGATTAATGCGCTTTTATTAAAGGTACCTGGCGTTAGATCAGTTTATAAAATAGAAATTACTAATAAACAAGGAGGAGATTATTCTCCATATGGATACGACATAACATCCGCTACTAGAAATAATATTGTATACCCATCAATAGATCCTAGTATATTTGAAATTCGTTTTCCTAATAACGATATAAACGGTAGAATAATTACATATTAAACATGGCAGTATATAAAATATTTCCCACAAAAGACGCTTCTATATATTCATATTATCCAACTAAAAATGCTGGGTTAGATGAAATTTTAGATATAAGTTTATATAAATCTATAGAAGATAATGGTGAAGTTTCTAGAGCATTATTAGCATTTTCAAACACAGAAATATCAGATTTACTAACTAATAAAATAGTATCATCTAATTATAAAGCATATTTAAAGTTATACTTAGCAAATGCGTCTGAAATACCTTTAGATTACACTTTATATTGTTACCCAATATCAAGTTCTTGGAATATGGGGGTAGGTCGTGCCGCTAATGTACCTTCTACTACAGAAGGAGTAAGTTGGAAATATAAAGATATATTAAGTGGAAGTGTATTTACTTCATCAGTAGCTAATGCTACTAACGCATTTAATGGAAGTAATATAGGAGGAGGAAGTTGGTGGACGGGAAGTAATTTAATTGCTACTCAATCTTTTAATTACTTAAATAATAAAGATATAGAATTAGATGTAACTAACGCTATTAGCTCTAGTTATTATCAAAATGGATTCATTATTAAACATTCTAGTTCATTAGAATTTTCTACAGGTTCTTCATTTGAACTTAAATATTTTTCTACTGATACTCATACTATTTATCCTCCATGTTTAGAATTTAGATGGAATGATTTTATTTATTCAACTGGATCACTTTCAACAATAACTTCAGATAATATAATATTATCATTAGCAAATAATAAAGGAGAATTTCAAGAAGATTCAGTTAATCGTTTTAGAGTAAATGTAAGGGATAAATTTCCTACTAGGACATTCCAGACATCTTCATTATATTTAAATAATAAAGTCTTACCTACATCTTCATATTATGCTGTTAAAGACATTAAAACAGAAGAATTTGTAATTGATTTTGATACTACTTTTACTAAACTATCTTCTGATTCAAATGGTAATTATTTTGATTTATATATGAATGGATTACAACCTGAAAGATATTATAGTATATTAATTAAATCTATAGTAAGTGGAAGTACAATAGTACATGAAGATAATAATTATTTCAAAGTAATAAGATAATGACTCAAATATCTTTTGATAAAAATGTTTTTGGAAAAAACAACTTTGAAAAAGTAGTTGATACTAGATTTAAACAATTGGTAGGAACTCAACAATCTCAAGGGGATATAACATTAAGTGATTTTTTTCAAATATATGAAGATTTATTTTATGAAATTCCAAAAGAAGGAGATATAGAATCTCATAAATATATTTTAAATAAAACAGCTGAATATTTAGGAATTAAGTTAAGTGAAGAAAATGATATTCAAGCTTTATTAAATGAAATTACAACATTAAGGGGTGAATTATTAGATGCTAATAAAACATTATTAGATTTAAATAAAAAATAATGGCTGATAATATTAAAATTATAGGGAATATAAATGATATTCAAAGAATATCTAGAATAAAAAATGAAGATCAAAATCTTTTAAATACTCAAACTATTAACCAAACGTTTGGGTATAATAAAGATTATATAGAGTTATTCATATATGACCTGAATCAAAATTTAATATATTCTAACTTAGATTATAAAAGTTTTAAATCTGCTAATAATTTTAGTTTAAATCCTAATGGGAGTATTCCTGTAATAGAAATAGATCCTGTTAATGATATCCAATCCCTGAATTACATTTCAGGTGAATTTTTATCTCAATATAATTTCTTTAAATTAACTTCTTTAGATTCTTCTATAAATTTATTTATCCAAGAAATATCAGATGATCGTACTGAAATAAGAATTAATTCTGCTGATATAGTATCAAGTGATTTAATTATTAGAGGAGAATCTATAATTGACTCATTAACAAATTCAGTAGAACAAAAATCATTTTTATTAAACCAATCTAATAATATTCAAATATTAATAGTTAATGCTATAATAGATGAAAACTCACAAACTCCTAGTATACTATTAAAACTATATGAACCTTTACCATTAAATATAGATTTAAAATCTACAGTATGGGTAACGGAAGAAATTATTGAACCTTATGTTTTTAACATAAATCTAGATACCTCAATAATTCCTGCACCAATCCCCCAACTAAAAGGTCCAAATTTTGATGTTGATATAGATATAAAACAGAATTTAGGAACTAAATATGAAAATTATTCATCATTAGTATCTTCATTAACTGGTTCATCTTATCGTCAAGTATTGAATTATATGAATGATTCATCATATGATTTAAATATAGATTATACTTCATTTGAAAATTTCATTCATTTTAGCTCAGCTAAAAAACGTTTAGAAATATTTTTTAATAAAATAAATCAAATTGAAAGTTATGATACTGATATTAGTACTTTATTATTATCTAATTCTATATTAAAAAATGAAGAAACAGCGTCTATTAAGTTAAAAATAGATGATATTACTAAAAATTTTGATGGATTTGAAAATTATTTATATTTTGAATCAAGTTCATATACTTGGCCTAAAACTAATAATATTAAACCATATAAAAATAAATTCATTAACAAACGATTTTATCAACTAACAACATCATCTATATGGAATTTCACCCATAGTTTAAATGAAATCCCAACAGTAATAGCTATATATTCAGGATCTGGACAGTTATTAACAACTCAATCTTCTGTTATAGGAACTAATACTTTATCTTTAACTTTTAATAATACTACTTCTAGTGGTTATATCATATTATCCTCTCCTAGTGCATCTACTTGGTATACTAATTATACTTCATCAGCATTATTATATGATGAAAATAATCTAGATCATTTATATAATATTGCTCCAGCATATGTAAAAAATGACCCATTAAATTACCAACCATATTACGATTTTACTGATATGATTGGTCATTATTTTGATAATATATGGATTTATATCACATCAATTAATGAATTATATAATGCTGATAATAATCTTGAAAAAGGTGTTTCTAAAGATATAGTATATGATGCTTTACGTTCATTAGGTGTTAAGCTATATAATAGTAAAGGAGATAATGATTTTGAAGATTATATTGGGGGTTCAAATAGTGGAAGCACATTATTTACAAACGATTTTTCAGCAACAAGTAGTTATTTAAATAATGTACCTAAAAAGGATTTATTAGCTGAAACATTTAAAAGAATATATCATAATATACCTTTATTATCTAAAACAAAAGGTACATCAACTGGTTTACAAGAATTAATAACTACGTTTGGTGTTACAAGTAGTATATTTTCCCCAAATGAATTTGGTGGTTCTAACAAGAAAAATCAATTAAAAGGGTATGATAATGATAAAATAACAATTCAAAATAATACTATAACTGGTAGTGTTTTATCACCATTTATATCATTACAACAACCATTTACAGCTTCATCCGATTTTACATCAACTGATTTACATTTTGTAGATTTATCATTTAGTCCCCAAACTGAACTAAACTCTAGAGTCTCAGCTTCAGTTGCTGTAACTTATCCTACTTTTTCAATAGATGAATATATAGGTGATCCTAGATTATTATCATCATCGTCTTATGATACTTTAATCACTCAACAAAATTATTTTATTTCTGCTAGTTCAGCTGTATCTGGTAGTGCTAAACGTTTAGATTATAAAGGATTTATCGAATTAGTAAAATACTTTGATAATAGTTTATTTAAAATGTTAAAAGATTTTGTTCCTGCTAGAACAAATGCTTTAACAGGTATAACAATTAAATCCCCAGTACTAGAAAGAAATAAAGTACCTGTATATCATCCTAAAGTAACAGAAGAAATAACATATGATGCTAAGTATAGTGGCCCTACGATTACTGAAGATAAAACATATCATTATAATAAAGTAACAAATAATAAATCTTCTTTTTATACTGGCGAATTTACAGGTTCATATGTTAATATAAATAATGTATTTGAAAATTCAAACCCAAACCCATATATTCATCCAACTAATTCAATTGATATAAATCAATTTAATCATACTGATTTTAATGTAACATTAAATAATGTTTCTTCGAGTGTAATATCTAATTCAAGACAAAAACTTGAAAAAATATATACTATTTCTAATAATTATGTTTTTTCATCTGGATTAGAATATTCTTCAAATGCAGAATTACAAGAAAGTAACTTATCATTAAAAGGATATCAAAATTCACGTTATGAAGGAACTAAAATTTCAAGTTTAAAATTTAATACATATAGTTCAGCATCTAGTACTTATTCTGGAGATGATTCTTATGGTAAAACTGCTGTTATTGATCATAATACTAGAAAAATAGGTTTATTTGCTCAAATTACTACTAATCCTTATTTTAATTATCCTTCTAGAAATAATGTTTTTGTAAAATATCTTGTTGATGAAAATGGAAATTTAACTGAATTAAATAAGAAGAATAAAAATTGGGTAGAATTACAAAATATTTTCAAATCCGGAGAATTATTAGCAGTAGCTCAATTTGATAATTCAAGAAACTCAGATGTACCTAATCAAACCCAAAAATCAACAGATGGTAATAAACCTATATATGATAGTGGATATTCTTATTTTCCTATAATGTATGCTAGTGCTTCACAAGATACAAGCTTGTATTTTAATTATACAGGAGATACTAAGTCTAAATTATTCAAAATAAAAACTTCTGGTGGATTTATAAATGGAAGTAGTAGTAATAAATATCCTATTACTAATGGAAATAAAATATTTAAAATATTTCAAAAGAGCACTGATATTGCTGATCCTGAATTTAATGATGGGAATAAATATTATTTAACTAGTGGCAGTAACCCAAATACATTTTCAACTTACAGTATCCAAGAAACCAGTAAACAAAGATTTAATGTTAAATTTGATGTAGCAGTAGAATTTCCATCTATTAATCTTTCAGGTTCATTCACATTTAATGTTAATAAATTAAATCCATCCGCACCCCCCACTGTATTAACTTCTTCAACTTTACCTATAGTTTCTGGATTTACATCAAGAATGAATACTACCTACCAATATGTTAAAAAAACAGGAATGGAAGATTCTTTAATATTACCTCAAGATGTTAAAGTATATGATTTGAGTGGAAATTATGTAGAAATTCTATCAGGTTCATCAGTATTACGTAAAGTTTTAACATCACCAGATCTAACTAGTTATGATTATAATAATCCGTGTGACTTTATTACATCTACTGAATTTTACATAACAAGTACAGATTATGAAAGTCTTTATGAACCAGTATTTGGGTGTAGTACTACGTTTAAACTCCCTAGCCCTAAATTATATGAACCTCCAGTATCAAAATTATCAGATATTTTATCATTTAATTTAACTACTGATTATACTTCATTTACCATAGGTGATAAAATTAGCTATGAATTCATAACAGGAAGTAATGGATTTAATACTACTAATTTTACTGCATCTATATTAGCTGGTGGTTTATTTTATAATCAATTATCTGAGTATCAAGTAGGAGCTAATCCTACTGCTGTATCAACAACTTCTCCATTCATTTCAGGTTCTTATTCTGGTAATTTAATACTAAATAGCTCATTAAGTTATTTTAAAGATTATTTATTTATGCCTACTGGAAGTTCTCCTATAGTTAAAAATTCTTTATTTAATAACTATGGGGATGTTGATTATACATTTTCACCTAAAGCTGGGGATATTATATCTATATACTATCCTGGAGGATACTTTGAATCTTCTATAACTGATTCTTACCTTAATTCTTCAGGAAGTATAGTATTAGCACTATCTACAGAATTACCCAGCAATTTAAATAAACCAGCTTATGATAGTAATACTGTAACTAAATTTTTAATATTAAGTAAAGTAAATGATGAAACTAATTTAATATTAACTTTTGATAAAAAACCAGGACTTACATCTTTAGGGTTTATTATTCCTAATAATTTACATCCTGATGTACTAGCTAACATAGATACTATAACTAAAGAAGTAAAACAAAAATTAATTGATTTAGGAACAAGTAATGGTGGGGGTACATTTTAATTAAAAAAATTATAAAATATATATATTTATACGAAAATAACAGATAAACTATGGCAATTTTAAATAACACTACTGTAACCGTAGATGCTATATTAACTAAAAAGGGACGTGAGTTACTAGCTAGAAATGACGGTTCTTTCCAAATTACCCAATTTTCATTAGCTGATGATGAAATTGATTATACTTTATATAATCCTACTCACCCGTCTGGATCAGCATTTTATGGTGAAGCTATTGAAGCTATGCCTATGTTAGAAGCATTTCCTGATGAATCACAAATCATGCGTTATAAATTAGTTACTTTACCTCGTGGTACTTCAAAATTACCTGTTATTTCATTAGGTTATAATACAATTTCATTACGTCAAGGTGCTTCATTAACAATTACTCCTCAAACATTGAATTATCTAGGAGCTACTTCTACATTTGAAGCTAATGGATATACAGCAACTATTACTGATATTAGATTATTATCTGATTTTAGTGGAGTTGGAGTTACAAGTGCTACTCCTACAACAGATGCTAATACAACTACTGGTACTAAATTAAGTAAATCTGTTCTTGGAACTTCATTTACATTAACAGGTACTACAATTAATACCTTATTTGGTACTTCAACAACTCAATTATCAACTACAATAACTGTAATTGGTAGAGATTCTGGTGCTAGAATTACAATCC